CAGTTCTGCGCTGCACCAACTTCAGCTCTACGGTGTTGACACGACGGACTGGAACAAGGTAAATGAGTTCTGCAAGCAGCCGAGGATAGCGGGCAAGGAGTTCCGGGATTTGGACTGTGAGGAACTGGAGACACTGACAAAGAAGATGCGGGTGATTATCCGCAAGCGTGATAAAGAATAGTAATATTAACCCCTTTAATTTTTTCAAAAACAATGGCAACAAGACAAAAAAAGACCGTGATTAGCGGCGTGACCCGTGAGGCCGCCGACGTAGCATTTGCCACCTTTGCGAAGGCCGATGCAAGTATTAACAAGATCCAGGCAGAGATTGAGCTGCAGTGTGCGAAGATCCGCGAGAAGCGTCAGGCAGACCTGACCAGGCTGACTGCTGAGCGGGATGCCGCCTTTGAGACCCTCCAGAGTTTCGCCACCGAGAACCAGGCAGAACTCTTTGCCAAGAAAAAGAGTCTGGAGATGGCTCATGGCGTGATTGGCTTCCGCACCGGCACCCCGAAGCTGAAGATCCTGAAGGGCTTCACGTGGGCCAGTGCGCTGGAACTGGTGAAGACCTTCCTTCCGAGCTATCTGCGCCAGACGGAGGAGATAGCCAAGGACAGGCTACTGGCCGACCGCGAGCTGGAAGCAGTGAGCATTACGGATGATGGCTTAATGAAGCACGATGTGACAATGAGCCAGGCAATGGCGAAGTGCGGCATCCAGGTGGTGCAGGACGAGACCTTCTTTGTGGAACCAAAGAGCGAGGAGGGTGCGTGACTATTGCCCTCACAGGGCAACACAATGAACGAAAACGATTAACGCTATTAACGTAATGGGCTGCAAGACATTGATTTTGCGGCCTGTTTCTTTGTTTATTGGTCAGGATTTTGTAACTTTGCGGCAATTAGTTGCTGTAGCACAGCAACATACTGAGCACTACAGGATGGGTAAGGGCAGAGACACTGATTTGATTCGCTTACGAGACGAGGCACTGTGCCGTCGGTATTATGAACTGACGGAGCGGCAGCGCCTGCGTTTTGACGATGCGCTGAAGGTGCTTTCCAAGCGTGAGTTTTTTATCAGCGAGGAAAGGATTATGGCCATCATCAGGCGTAAGGTCGGCGAATTGGAGGGCCTTGCCCTGAGGGCCGTTCCCAAGGTCAGGATGCCGAGACTGACGGCGCGCCAGTTGGAACTGTTTACTGAGCCCGATGAGAGTCCCGACGGAAAACCGTCGGGCACGGTGGCGGGTCAGACTTCGTCGTAAACGAGGAATCTGTACATTGTCTCATATACCTTAATGTTACCCGGTAAAGTGTAGTCACGCGATTTGATACGTGACAGTGGCCACACCGTTTTGGCGGTTTCCTCGAATTGGATGCCCTGAAGAGCGGAGTGAATGTCGGATGCCATCTGCTGCCGTTCTGCTATGGCGGCTTCCTGGGTAGAGCCAACATGCACGTCATCGTAGCAGTCGATGGCGAGTCGCACGGTGATGGTGGCCGTTCCCCGCTGGCTGTCGCCGCGTTCGGTAAGGTCCTCCCAGTTGATGTCTGTGTTGCCTACGAGCACGCATGGAAAGGTGACGGGGTACTGGTCCTCGTCGGTTTCCAGCTGTCCGCAGTCTTCGGCCACGAGGGAGAGGTTGGGGAACTGTCCAGCAATGTGCTGTAGGAGGAGTAATAAGAACTGTTGCATGGTGGTGTTGATTTTTTTAGGACGGCGCGGCAGAACCGTGCCGCACTGTTATTTATTGAGGATGTTCATTATCTCGGATTCGACTGCCTGGCTTACCTTCTGGGTGAGTTCCTGCGACTCACCGAGGAACTTACGCTGGGGTATTTTGGAGGTGATTGTTAGTTTTTCCTTCTTTGTGAGGGCGAGGGCCTTCCACATACCCGCTGGAGAACCCGGTGAGATGATGGCAGACTTTCCACCGGCTTTGAAAAACTGCGCCCATGCGAATTTGCGCATTTTCGGCGTGACGCGAGGGTGTGAGGTGATGGTGGCCCCCTGGTTATGGACGGCAGCGTATGGCACGCTGGTACCGACAGTTACCTGGGCGTCACCGGGAACATAGCGGATGGAGCGTGAGAGGTTTGGATGCTCGGAGAGTAGCGGACCGTACTTTGCCTTGGTACCTCTACCATTCTGCTGTCGCTTTGTCTTAGGCCAAGGGTGGAAGCCGTTGTCGACGTAGCCACCCCGACGGAAGTTGTCGTCGAAGTGGTCTTTTGCGATACGCCCAATTTTGACGGGGAGTGTGCGACGGATGGCGTCGGCAACCTCCTTTTTCTTAGCCTCTATGAGGTCTTCAAACTGTTTTGGGGTCATAGGCGGTATATTAAGACGACGCGGTGGAACCGCGCCGCACTCTACATGCGGTATTTGTTTTTTGAACGTGTTTCCTTTGCCATGATTTTCACCGGCGGTTCGAGGGAGGCTTGCAGTTCGTTCAACTTGCGCAAACCGCCTTCCACGGCATCGGGGCCGTCAGCCGGGTATTTGAGGTTCAGGGTGAAGAGCTTGAACTGGTCTTCGAGTTCCTTCATGTGCGGGTTGTCGCGCTCATCCTGGTTGAGGATGAGGTTTCCTTCGCGGTTGACGGGTTCCAGGTTCGCCTCGATGCGCGTGGCCTTGTCTGTCTTCTTTTCCTCGTCGCCCCGGATATAGAGGTCGATGCCTTTCTCCTTCCGGACTTTCTGAACGAGCGGCTTGAACACCTGCTGAAAGAACGGATCCTGGAGTTTGTTGTTCTCCATGTAGCAATAGACGTTAGCTTTGCCACCGACGAACTGGAGGAGCTGCACATACCAGTCGATGAACTCAGCGTTCAGGGCGTGGGCGAGCCGTGCCTTGATGACGTAGAGTTTGTCGGCCATCTTTCCCATCAGCATGACCGCCTTGAACGAGACACCCTTTTTCCCTTTGCTCTCACCCGGTGCCGGGTCGCCGTAGATGACCAGGGCGCGGAACTTCGACAGCGGCGGCACTTTGCCATAAACCACCTCCTTGAAAATCTCGCCCTCGCTGATGGGGTTATTGAAGTACTCATGCTGCTGTGATAGCGTGGATATTTTGGAGAGTGTGCGGTCGATGTGCTCTTCCGTGTTCTTTTCGGGCCAGGTGCTACGCCCGTTCTTGTCGCGTATGTTGACTATATCCCAATTATCCGCAATCTCACCGGCGCGGGTGATGCAGCAGTCCTTGGCGATGATATTGCCGCAGAAGATGATGAGCGTGGGTTCGCTGGTAGAGCGTGTGGGATAGAGAGCCTGCTCCCACCATTCCCACCGCTTCTGGATGATGTCCGGGTTCTTGGTGTCCTCGTCGGTGTCGAAGTCATCGACCAGCAACACGTCAGGACGTATGGCCTCGTTACGTGAGCCACGGGGCGACTGTCCGGCACCGATGGCGCGGAAGGCCACACCGCCCTTTGTGATGAACTCATCCTCCGTCCATGCGCCGATAGACTGCTGCTTGCCGTAGTAGGCAATGATGCGACCGTTGGCCTCGAGGTTGGCCCGGTATGGGGCAAGGAGGCGGATGGCGTTGTCCTTGCTGTTGGAGGTGAGCAGCACGTTGCGCTTCTTTCCCGTTAGTGTGAGGAAAGAGACGATGAACATGGTGATGGTCGATTTTGCCAGCTCACGCGACCAGGAAAGCACCTCGTACCATTCATCGTGTGCCAGTATGCGGCGTATGGCCTTTTTCTGGAAGTCGGCGAACTCATATTTGGCATAGCCGGGATAGAAGAACTTGATCCACTCGATGGGGTGCGCCTCCAGATAGATGCGGTGACGCTCACGCTCGGCGTGGCTCATGCTTTGGTCAACCGGGGTGGAGCGGTACACGTCCTCTTTGTATTTTTCCCAATCGACGAGGGCATTTTTATCAATTTGCTTCATTTTTTCTTTATTTTCTTTGTGGTTTCAAAATAAATGCCTATCTTTGCGGCCGTCAGTCAGGCTCTATCGTGAGGTTTAGCTGTCGGCTGCGTCTTCGGACAAGGCCTTCACACTGACAGCCGCCTTCGGGCGGTTTTTTTATATATCATATATTCTCAATCTGCTTTCTCCGTTAACAACGACATAGACATGCTTAATACGTTGTTTTGAGCCTACTTTTACAATGTATTCTTTATACCAATTCATATCTTTTATCAGTCTCTCTTCTGAGAACACAGAAGCATCGTGGAAATGTAGACAGACACTATCAGCAACAAGTCCAGTCTTTTTCTTGACATTTCCAAGCTGGTGGTTCTTGGCAGTTAAAGCACCTCCATACATTCCTTCCTGCGTGATGGAACGAATGTCCATTATGACACCGTCCAATTCAAGGTCTAACGATGGTGGTCTTCTGGCAATTCTAATATTGGCGTATTCATCCCTAAGAATTGCTTTGTGCCCCCATCTGTACAACAGGTCTTGGCACTCCATCTCAAGCTCTGCGGGTTTCATACCATCAAAGAACGTCTGTGCGTTATTGTCATCAAGGATGGAGTGGCCTACATGTGTAGCCTTTATTCCTCCCGTCTTTTCGTCGAACTGCACGTTTTTGTAGTTTGGGTCGTTGAGTAGTCTGTGGTACTCGTTCTGACGCTCCTGTAGCTGTTTCTTTTGCTGCTCTCCCACTTCATTGATGCAGCCGTCGATATAGGGGCAGTGATAACAGTCCTTTGTCTGAGCGCGGAAGATGATTGCCAGACGTGCCTGGATGGTGGGGTTGTAGAAGGGGCAGCGGTTACATTCAGAGGGGAAATAGGGGTGGTCTTCGGAGAAGACGGCTTGGGTCTTTCCGGGGTTGTCGGTGAGGCCGGGCTGAGGGTTATTCCCGCTGGCAGAACCAGCGGGCACTCTGGTTGGCTGCTCGTCGGTGGAGGTGAGGTCGCACTTGCAGTTCCAACGGTCGCCGGGGCGGTGCTGGTCCCAGAAGGGATGGTCTATGGGGAGGATGGTGTTCCAGAACGGGCGGTGGTCCTCACCTGGATTGGGCGAGGTGGACGGGAGCCATTTGAGGTTTGGCAGTACGTCCTTTTCGGCTTGGAACTGCTGCCAGTTGGCAGCCTGACGTGCGCGTAGTACGGCGGTGTTGTATTCCGTTTCGAGCCAGTTGTGGCACTGGTGGTCGGCAATGGGCAGGACTTCGTTTTTCCACTGTTCAAAGGGCTTTAGATTGCCGTTAGAATCAAGGAGGCGGGCGGCCATGTCGTTCTGGGCGCGGTGGGTTTTAAAGGCCGAGAAGACGTCGGTGGAGTGACGTAGGGCGTGCAGGAACGGGTCATCGCCCAAGGCGGGAGCGGCAGAACCGCTCCCCACACTGACCGCTTCGCCCAGGGAGTGAGCGATGGCGTTGAACAGGTTGGGCTCGATGTCAGTATGTGGGTTGAAGTCGCGGCGGTAGATGTTACGGAGGGCGGCGGCAATGATGTCATCGTCGATGGAAACGCCGGATGCCTCAGCCACGACCGGCGCGGCAGAACCTCGTCGCACACTGGCCTCCTGCTGGCCGTAGTAGAGTTCATTTACTACCACTCTAAAGCTGCCCCCCGGTCTCGAGGGGCGCGTGCGAAAAAACCACCGAGGAAGCCTTTGATGGTACGCCCTTTCTTCTGGCCCGGCTGCTCACCCGGCTTTTTCTGAGGCTTGGGCTTTTCAGGGTCTTCGCCTTGGGACGATTGGTGCTCACCATCGTCTTCCTCACCCTCATGGAACTGCATGCCCGGTGACGAAAGCATCTGCTGGAGCAAGTGATCCTCCTCGATCTGCTTTTTCATTTCGTTGTAGTTCTGCGGTTTCTCTATGCCGAAGGTCTCGTAGAGGTAATCGTCGGACACGGGCAGCCGGAAGTTGGTCTGCAACTGTACGAGGATATTCGATTTTGCCGTGAGGTCGATATACTTGGGCTCCGGGAAGGTGAATTCGCCTCCCTTGGTATTGATGCCCATAGCGGCAAAGATGTCGGCCATATCGTAGTTAAGCACGTTGAGGACAAACTTCTGGTCGGCCTTCAGGATCTGGTCTTCCTCTTTCTTGTGTACCTTACCCAGGGCCTCGCTGCCTTTGGCCTGTGCCTCAGTGGTAAGCGTATTTCCAAGGAACAGTTTCGACAGTTCCTTGTTGCACCGCTCGCACAGATTGTCGTAGAGGTCGCTGGAGCCGGTCTTATTGCCAGACTCGATAAGCTGAAGTTCCACGTCGCGTGCATGGATATACTTTTTCAGGGCGCCCGCCTGTTGCGCGTCCTGGATGACGCGTCGGCGTGCCTCTTCGTCGCCCGTGTCGTAGGTGTAGTCCTCGATGGGCATTCCGAAGATCTCAGCGAACTGTGCCCAGTCGGCCATGTCGTTACGCTTGTAGATGACCCACGGAGCCGCTTTCAGCAGCATCCCGAGGTCGCGCTGCTTACCCACGAAAAGCATGTTGGGGTATTCATCCCACGACGGACCGCTGATCTCTCCCTGTCGTCGCATCAGTGTGCGGCGTACCGGGTCAACGTGCTTACGCGGTATGAGGTCGTAGGTAATCCAGCCGTGCTCGTCACGGTAGAACTGGAAGAGCGAGAAGCCGTAGAACTTGGCATCGATGATGTCGCCCACAAGGCTGTCGAACCACGGCGAGCGCAGCTGCTCGTTGACGGACTCATCAGGCTTCCCGTCACGCTGGAAGCATATCTCCGCAGCGTTCACGGCGTCGCGACGCCGGTCCATAACCGAGGTGAGGTGTGTGTCGATGGTGATGTCCTCGTAGAGGTCGAGGAGGCGGGTGCGCCGGTAGTAGTCTATGTTGTCGGCAGCACGTACGGCATCCATGAAGGTACTGATGTCAATGCCGAAGCGCTTGGGCGGCGACAGGATGATGGTCGAGGGCTGCTTCTGTCCAGGCAGCGGACGGAGGCCGGAGGTGGTTATTCTTTTCCCGCTGGCAGAACCGGCGGGCACACTGTTACGGTTATTTCTTTTTCTGCTCATAGCTTAGAAATGATTATGTCGTTTGGGATTAGAGACGATGCGGAAGGGCTGGGCGGCAATCTGCCTCTCTTCGGTGGCGAGCGGTGCGCCGTCGATGGAGATGGTACCGGCGGCCACGGCTTTCATCCACTCCACTGCCCGCTCGTAGCGCTCTTTGCGCAGCTGCGAGAGCTTCATGGGGTTGTGGATGGAAAAGATGTGGTAGATGGCGATGTCGAGTGCCATCATCAGTACCAGCTGGTGGCGGGGGTCTTTTCCCGACGCTGACGCATCGGGCATGGTGGCAAAGAGGGCGTCGCAGTCGTAGCGGCCGGAGAGGTAGCAGCGCATTTCTGCAATGGCGCGGTCTTCGCATATCTCCACGAGGGAGCTGTCTTCGCGCGTCAGGGCATCCAGGATTTCGCGGTGGATGCTGGCGTCGTAGTCTTCGATATTGATAAAGTTGCTCATAGTTATTAATAATTATCAGCGCGGTAGAACCGCGCCGCACACTATAATAGGGTTTTGATGAAAGCGTCTGCGAGGCGGGTGACGTCCTTTGCCTTTTCGAGGTCTACGGGACGGAGCCACTCGATGAACTTGGTGAGCACGCTGACGACGTCGGCAATGCCTACCTCGGTCTCCATCTGCTTGATGGACTTGGAGAGCTTTCCGATGATGTCGGCCTCGCCGCTGGTGGCAAAGCGTTCGCCCTCGGGTCGTTCCTCGATGGCCTTGTTGATGGCGGCCACCTGCCGGTAGAGGGCGCGAACCTGTTCCTCGCGGGTCAGGGTGAGTGCCGTGCGCTGCTCTTCCCATTTGCCTGTGCGGATCCAGTTGCTGACGCTGACGCGGCTGACTCCCACGCGGTCAGCAATCTCCTGCTGGGTGAGGTTCTCGCGGAGGTAGAGGGTCTTGGCCCAATCTTTCTTTTGCTGGTTTGTCAATTCTGCCATAACTTCTTCTTTTTATACGACGCGGCAAAACCGCGCCGCACAGTATTTACGAGTGCAAAGGTGGCAATAAAAAGGGAGTTGGGCAAATCGGCTCCGCATGATAACGCTTTATAAGCGCATGATAACGCTATAAAACGTTATGATAAAATGCCGATTTGCAGGGGTGGTGGAAAAGTGCTTATTTTGCAGGCAGAAAACGCGAGTGCCCCCTGGCTGGGGGCTGCAATAAACGAAAACTGAAACGAAAACAATGAAAAAGTTTTTCAATATCATTCCTGGGAACGGCAGCTGCTGCCTGCTGCTCTACGGCGAGATAGGCGGCGAGGTGAAGAGCGGCGACGTGATGCGCGAGCTTTTAGAGGCTGAGCGAACCTACGGGCGTATAGACGTGAGGATCAACAGTGTGGGCGGTGAGGTATATACCGGCATAGCCATCTTCAATGCCCTCAGGCAGAGCAAGGCCGACATACATATTTATATAGACGGCATCGCCGCGAGCATGGCGAGTGCCATTGCCCTTTGCGGCAAGCCGGTAGAAATGAGCCGGTACGCCCGTCTGATGATTCACACTGTTCGCGGTGGTTGCTGGGGCACGAAGAAGGATATGGCCGACTGCATCCAGCAGTTAGACGCACTGGAGGGAACGCTGTGCGCGATGTATGCAGAAAAGCTCGGACGGAGCGAGGAAGAGATACGCGGGCAGTATTTCGACGGCGAGGATCACTGGCTGAGTGCTCAGGAAGCGCTGGCCCAGGGGTTCATCGACGGCATCTACGACGTGGAGGACACCCAAGCGGCAAAACCGCTTGGCACACTGAGCGACAAGTCAACGGTAGAGGAGATTTACGCAATATTTAATAACCGGCTGGAGATGGGAGCTGCTGTGACACGGCAGCAAACAGGACAGCCACAAACTGAAAACAAAATGGTATTATTAGACGAACTGAAAAAGAACCCGAAGTTCAAGGACTGTACTTCGGAGGAGGAGGCCCTGCGCGTCGTTGCGCAGCTGTCTCAGACGGCTGGCGGTGCCGAGGCACTGGCCGCAGAGAACGCGACACTGAAGAGTGAGAACCAGGCGTTCAAGGACAAGGAGGCTCAGGCCTTCATCGCCGAGAAGCAGAAGATGCTGGACGATGCCGAGAAGTGCGGCAAGATTAACGCCGTGACGCGTCCTGCCTTCGAGGCTCTCTTGGAAAGCGACTTCGAGAAGGGCAAGAAAGCCCTGGAGGAGCTGCTGCCTACAAAGCGTGTAATGACCGACCTGCACGAGAGCCCCACTCAGGAGAGTGCATGGGACAAGCGCAAGTCACAAATCCAGGACCGCTATGAACAGAACCGCTACGCCTGATGAGTACAGTCACGGCGGTAAGCGTGGCGGCTCGTACTACGGTGACATTGCACCGCAGCCCTTCGGTCGCTGTGGCACGGCGACAAACAGAACAAGAAACGGATAAACAACCAAATCAAGCAAAGGATTTATGGCAATCGTAATTAAAAACACCAACTACAATGGCGAGGTACTTGAAAGACTTTTTACCCTCGCCGTGCTGGGCTGCCAGATTGTGGACAAGGGCCTGATCTGCGTCATCCCCAACGTGACCAAGAAGCTGAGCATTCCGCGTCTGAAGACGGGCAAGATGCTCCAGAAGAACAAGGAGATGCCCGACGACCGCGACTCTAAGGGCGGCTGGAACTATTCGGAGCACGTGCTGGAGCCTGAGGAGTTCATGGCCTTCACCACGTTCAACCCCAACACCCTGTACAACATCTGGCGTCCGTACCAGCCGACGGGCAACCTCGTATTCACCGAACTTCCTCCCAACGTCCAGAACGCGCTGCTTGACGCGCTGTCGAAGCAGGTGCAGTTCGAACTGGGCTGGCACTACATCAACGGTGAGTTCGGCGACGATGACGACCACCTGTTCAACGGCATCCTTTACCGTATGGAGCAGGACGGCGACGTGAAGCGTATCTCCACTGCCGCTACCACCATGATTGGCAAGCTGTATGCCCTGAAGGCAGCTGTGCCCGAGACCATCAAGGAGCACCCCAACCTCCGCTATATCATGAGTCTGGAGGATTGGGAGCAGTACGACCAGGAGCTGACTGAGCGCGAGCACAAGAACAGCGACGAGACCACCCTGAACCGCAAGATGTTTAAGGGCGTGAAGATCGAGACACTGGCCGGTTGGCCGAGCGGCCTGATCATCGCCACGCTGTGTGCCCCCGACGAGAGCGGCAACCTCTTCGCCGGTGTGAACCTGCCCTCCGACGAGGACGTCATCCAGATTGACAAGCTGACCAATGCCGGTGAGCGTTACTTCTTCAAGATGAAGATGGAGATTGATACCAACATCGCCTTTGGCGAGGAGGTGATTGTGCTTGACACCCGTGCCACGAAGCAGTTCCCCGTCGTGTCGAAGACGCTGACTCTGAGCGATGACAGCGTGGAGTTCACCGCCGACGGCGGCACTGAGGAGGTGACCATCACGGCCACCGGCGACTACCACCTCATTGGCAAGCCCCCGAAGGGCTTCTCCGTGAAGGACATGGGCGGCAAGCTGAAGGTGACTGCTGAGGCCAACCGTGGCACGAGCGACGTGACCGGCACCGTGACACTGGCTCTCGACAGCGATCCGAGTGTGACCGCCGAGCTGACGCTGACCACGGCGATGGCCGAGAACATCGTGAACCCTGAACCCGACCCTGAAGGCTGATTATGGCAGAGCTGAAACGACTTGTTATCCACTGCACGGCCACCCGCGAGGGGCGTGAGGTGAGCGGGGCCGAGATCAGGCACTGGCACACCGCGCCCAAGTCAAAGGGCGGTCGCGGGTGGCGGCAGGTGGGCTACTCAGACCTGATACACCTGAACGGCGGTGTGGAGAACCTGGTGCCGTACAATGAGGACCAGCGTGTTGACCCGTGGGAGGTGACTAACGGTGCTGCGGGGTATAACTCCACGAGCCGCCACGTGGTGTATGTGGGCGGCACCGGAATGGACGGACAGCCGCGCGACACGCGGACGCTGGCCCAGAAGAAGGCGTTGGAGCGGTACGTCAAGGACTTCCGACGGCTGCACCCGCAGGCCGAGATCGTGGGCCACCGCGACCTGCCCGGCGTCGGGAAGGGGTGCCCCTCGTTCGACGTCAGGCGGTGGCTGAGAGAGATAGGAATAAAGTGATGATGCCTCCTAACAGGAGGCTGCAATAAACGAAAACTAACCAAACAGCAAACAGACGATGTTTGAGACCATCCTTCAATATTTGCAGTGGGCCATTCCCGGCGGTCTGGGTGCCACGCTGGCCTGGGCGGTGAGCCGCAGGCTTCGCGAGACCAGGACGGCCAAGGAGGTACACGACACGTATAAGGAGA